ATAGGTCATGAAAGTCCACTAGAACATTGTTCATTCACTTTTGCAATAGAAGGAATATCTAGGGCATGTTCTCATCAAATAGTAAGACATAGGTTAGCTAGTTATTCTCAACAAAGTCAAAGGTATGTTAATCTTGATAAAACTTTTGATTTTATAGTTCCTTCTATAATAGAGGATATGGACAAAGCTTATGGATCAAGATATGTTGGTGAGTTTGAAGAGGATATGAAAACTATACATAATATGTATAAGAAATGGCAAGTAAATATACAAGACTTTGTAGAGTCTACAAATTATCACACATATGGAATGAATGCTGAAAAAGTTGCCAATGAAAATGCTAGAGCTGTTCTTCCAAATGCTTGTGAAACTAAAATTGTTGTTACTATGAACGGTAGAAGCTTATTAAACTTCTTCTCTCATAGAGATTGCAATAGGTCTCAAGCAGAAATAAGGGAATTAGCTAGACTTATGATAGCTGAAGTTCAAGATGTTGCTCCTGCTTTATTCAAAAATGCAGGTGCAAGTTGTAGATATGGTAAATGTCATGAAGGGAAAATGTGTTGTGGTAAGCCACTTCCAAAATGGGATATATAAATGAATGATAAGTTTATAGAGGATACTTTAAATGATTTTTTCAATACAGGAATTTTAAAGTGTAGTCTTTATCAGTTATATTCCATATATGACTACATAAAAGAAAAAATTAAAGTTTGTGATATAGAAGAAGATAAGTTAAAGTTGATGTCTTTATCTAAAATGATATTTACTTACTTAACAAGCACAGAAGCTCATATAACTTCTGCTAATGAAAACTTAAAAGTTACATTTGAAGAGTATCTTGAGAAAGTTTTTAATATAAGCATAGGTGAATTGTTACCTGAAAATAAAGGTTATATTTATGCAAAGTATGTAGAGTTTATAAGTAAAAATTGTTGCAATAAATGTTTAGATATGTTTTCTCCTACAAGTTGTTCTACTTGTAAGTGTGGAGATATATGGGAAGAATTTTCATTATAATCAAGGGGGATTTATTATGTTCGATTTATTAAACTTAAAACCAAATAAGGTTTCAACAGGATTAGATAATTATAATAGCATGTTATATGGTAAATAAGTGCCACCTTATACAGTAATGTATATTGAATAACTCCGAAATTAAGCAAGAAAGCCTAAGTCCCTTCCACAGGATATGGTAACTTGAACCGAAGGCTAAATTTAAAAGTTTAGTCAGGGGCAAAGCATAGCTAGTGAAATTAAGGCATATAATATAAGAAAGGAGGTTTATTATGAGAAAAGATATTAAAAATGAAGATATTGTAAACTTATATTTAAGTGGTAAATCTATGAAAGAAATTGCAAAGATTTATAATGTCAGCACAGGTACTATAAGAAACAGATTAGACATTTGTGGTATAAATAGGAGAAATGCAAGTGAAAGTCATACAGTTCATAAAATAGATGAAAAAGAAATGATAGAGTTATACTTAAATGGCATGAATCTATTGGAGCTTGGAAAAAAATATGGTGTTACATATGGAACTATAAAACTTAGATTACTTCGCAACAACATCAAACTTAGAACAAGAAGTGAATCAAAAATACTTGAACACAGAGAGTATAATCCTGATAAGCATGGTAGAAAATATTTTTTAAATCATGAATATTTTAAAACATGGACTAAAAATATGGCTTATATAGTCGGTTTTCTTTCAGCAGATGGTTATATATCTGACTATGGTTACCTAAGAATTGCTTTACAAGAGCAAGATATTAACCTATTGCACAAAATAAACAAAGAGCTTGACAGCACCTATAAAGTGAAAACACTAATGAAAAAATGTGGGGAAAAATATCACCCTAGTTGTGAGTTATTAATATCTTCAAAGCACATGGTTAATGATTTAATTGACATAGGGGTAACACAAAGAAAAAGTCTTACAGTTACTATGGATAAAGTTCCAAGTGAATATAAACTTGATTTTATAAGAGGTTATTTTGATGGTGATGGAAGTGTTGGTGAACAATGGACAAAAAAATCAAAGATACCTATGCTTAGAACTAGATTTTTTAGTGGAAGTGAAAAAATGATGTGTCAAATTGTTGAAGAACTTTATAAGAATGGTGTCCCAAAGGTTGGTGTAAAAAAATATAAGGATAGAAATCTTTATCATATTCTATATAGTCAACTGTCAAGTAAAAAAATATATAACCTATTTTACAGTGATAATCCTGAGATTTTTTTAGAAAGAAAAAAAGAAAAGTTTGATGAAATATTAAAAAAACAAATGTCTTAAAATATAATCTAGCCAAGAGGTCGGAGCAACCCCAAGTATATAAGGGTTGAAAACATATGCTGAACTATATAGAAATATATAGAAGTTGAGATAAAAAGCTCAATGATAACACAATTGAATGCTAAAAGTGGAAAATCTACATTTGCTTTCCAATCATTTGGACAAGAGTGTTTATTCTTAGCTTGTGAAAATGGATATGGAGCTTTAAGTGGAGTTATGGCTGTTGATATAACTAAGTGGGGAGATTTAGTTGCATTAAATAAACAGTTAAAAATGCCTGAAATAAAAGCTAAATTTAAAGTTTTAGTTATAGATACAGTTGATATAATGCACAAATATGCAGTAAAACAAATATGTCAAAGAGAAGGTGTTCAGGCTTTAGGGGATATACCTCATGGTAAAGGCTATGCTATGGTTGATGACCTTATATTTGATATGATAAAAAACTGGGAGAACTTAGGATATAAAATGTTCTTCATATCTCATGCTAAGGAGAAAAATGAAAAGCTTCCTACAGGTGGAGAGATACAAAAGTATATACCTTCTGTTGAAAGAAGAACTTTAAATATAGTTTCTAAGTTTGTTGATAATATATTATTTGGGTATATAACAATAAATGCAGAAGGTCAAGAGGAAAGAACTATATTCACAAGAGAAACTTTATCTTACTCAGCAGGGTCAAGATTTAGTAAACTTCCTTCTCAAATACCTTTTAATGCAAAGGAATTTAAAGCCACTTGGGAAAGAGCCATAGAAGAAGAATTAAATGAAAATCCTGATGGATTTACAACTGATAAGAAAGCAATAGTAAAAGAAAGAGTTGTTGATTTTGATTCTACTATGAATGAAATAAAAAAATTAGTAGGTGAAAAATTCGCACCAAATAACAGAATGGATATAGTTACTGAGATTGGAGAGAAGTATTTAGGGGTATCTAAAAAGATAACTGAAGCAACTCCAAACCAAGCTGATATATTAGATGTTATATTATCAGAATTAGAAGGAAAAGTTGAAGAACTTAAATTATAAGCAAATAATTAAAAGTGGGATAGGGATATCTGTTCCACTTTTTATTTAGGGGGTATAGTATGAAGTTTAAGAGTCCTGTGAATTGGTATGGAGGAAAATATTATATGGCTAAAGATATAATTGACATATTTCCACCTCACAAAATGTATGTTGAGGGATTTGGTGGTGCAGGTCATGTTCTTTTTAGAAAAGATAGAAGTGAAATGGAAGTGTACAATGATTTACATAGTGGTTTATATTTAATCTTTAAAATGCTTAGGGAAGAAAATAAAGAGTTTATAAGAAAACTATCATTAACTCCATACTCAAGAAAAGAATTTGAAGATAGTAAATTATGGATGAGTGAAATTGATGAAATAGAAAAAGCAAGAAAATTCTATGTTAGAACTATGCAAAGTGTAGCTAGTAATGGTGGTTGGTGTTATGCTAAATCAAAAAGTAGAAGAGGTATGTGCCAATCAGTTAGTAGATGGTTGGGTAACATAGAGGAAAATTTAAGTGGAGCAATTGAAAGATTAAAAGAAGTTCAAATAGAAAACCTAGATATAATTGAATTAATAAATAAATATGATAAAAATGACACTTTGTTTTACTTAGACCCTCCATACATAACAGAAACAAGAAAGCAAAAGAAATCTTATGACCATGAAATGAACGATACTCAACACAAAGAATTAGTTGACACTCTATTGAATATAAAAGGCAAGGTGATACTAAGTGGATATGACCATCCAATATACAATAAGTTACTCGAACATGGTTGGAAAAAGGAGCTACTTGGAAATTATTCAAAGAGAAGCCAAAAGACAAATGAAGGTGAACTAAATAAAGGACAAGAGTTTGTATGGGTTAATTTCTAGGTAGATAATATTTTATATTTTAGGGGGTAAAATATGAAACCAATATTAATAAATGCAAAAACATTAAAAGAAAACAAGATTGAGGAGTTAAGAAGTGAGATAACTAAGTTAGGAAGAAAACCAAAGTTGGTTATTTTATCTGCTTCAGATGATAAAGCAAGTGAAAACTACATAAGAAATAAGATAAAAATAGGAGAAGAAGTTGGATTAACTGTTGAGGTTTTAAAATCAAATGAAAGTGTAACTACAGAAGAAATGTTAGAAACTATTCATCAATTAAATCATGATGTGAACACTGACGGAGTAATACTTCAGTTACCTGTATACAAACACTTGGATAGCAATAAATTAATTAAAGCCATAGCTCCATACAAGGATGCAGATTGCTTTAGCTCTGCCAAATTAGGAGATTTAGTTCAAGGAAATTCTAAAGTTAAACCTTGCACTCCAAATGGTGTTATGAATCTTTTAGATTGCCATAATGTATGTGTGCAGGGCAAGGATGTTGTTGTTATAGGTAGGTCAGTTCATGTTGGATTATCTTTATCTATTATGCTAACTCAAAGAGGTGCAACAGTAACTACTTGTAATTCTAGAACAAAGGATTTAAAAAGTAAAATACAACAAGCAGATATAGTTATATCTTGTGTTGGTCAAATGGATTTAATTGATCCAAGATGGATGAAAAAAGGAAGTGTTTTATTAGGTGTTGGTATAACAGTTGATGAAAACTTTAAACAACAAACAGATTACAATGTTAATGCAATGCTTGAATTTAGTGAATGTAGTATGGTTGGGGATAGAGTTAATACAACTGGAACTGCCACAGTTTTATCTTTAATAGAAAATGTAGTTGAACTAGCTAAAAAATAAAAAGGGGGATTTTTTATGTTAGTCATAAAAAGAAATAATACAATAGTTGAATTTGATAAAAACAAAATAGAAGTTGCAATACTTAAAGCAATGAAATATGGTAGTGGGATATATGATGAAGATATAGCTACTAAAATATCTAATGAAATTGAACATGAAATGAAACATCATAAAGAAAATCAAGTTTCTCATGATGTTACTACAATAACTATAATAGAAGATATAGTTTACAATAAGTTAATAGAAAATAAACATGAATTAACTGCAAAGGCTTATGAGGGATATAGAGCTGTTCAATCATTTAAAAGAGAAGTAAATACTACAGATGAAAGTATAATGGGACTTTTAAATTCTACTAATAAAGAAGTTATGAATGAAAACTCTAATAAAAACTCTTACTTAGCAAGTACACAGAGAGATTTAATAGCAGGGGAAGTGTCTAAAGATATAGCAAGAAGAAAGCTTATACCTGCTCATATAGTACAAGCTCATGACAATGGAGTGCTTCATTTCCATGATGCTGATTACACAATGCAAAATATCTTTAACTGTTGCTTAATAAACCTAGAGGATATGCTTCAGAATGGAACTGTTATAAATGAGAAAATGGTGGAAAAACCAAAGTCATTTGAAACAGCTTGTACAATAGTTACTCAAATAATAGCTCAAATAGCTAGTGGTCAATATGGTGGAAATAGTATAACTATAAAGCATATAGCACCATTCTTAAGAGATACATTTGATAAATATTACGATAAGTATATAACAGAATTTGATGAAGCTACTGCTACTAAATTAGCAGAAGATAGAATGATGGAGCAATTAAGAAATGGTATCCAAACTATACGTTACCAACTTTCTACACTTTCGACAAGTAATGGACAATCACCTTTCACAACTATTTATTTAGAAATAGAAGAAGGTCATCCATATGAAAAGGAAATGGCTCTTATATGTGAAGAGATGGTAAGACAAAGAATAGAAGGAATGAAGTCTTACAGAGGTCATAATATAGGAGAAGAGTTCCCTAAACTTATATATTTATTAGACCATCACAACTGCTTAGAAGGTGGTCGATATGATTACATTACAAAACTATGTGCAGAATGTAATGCTAAGAGGTTAGTTCCTGACTACCAAAGTGCTAAGATAATGAGAAAAAATTATGAAGGACACACTTTCCCTGCAATGGGTTGTAGATCACA